CCACTGAAAGCTTCATCATCATGTAACTTAGCAATAGATCCATCACAAATTTTGGTAACAGGAGCATTTGATGTACCAAATTTTCCTTGACCTTCAACCAACACGGCTGGTCCTGTCTGAAAATCTTTTACAAATCCTCCATTCAATCCTTTTAACAGGAAGTCATCACCCATAGCCTGCGATACAATGCATGCAATAGGTACAGTTGTCGGTACCTTAGACAGTACTCTAATTAGAAAATATCCTGTTGAATCATGATCTGAAACCACCTCCCATGGGTAGCTTCTCATATACGGTATTTCAACAATAGTTTCTGTAGTACCCCTAACTGTAACAATGTTAGTCCAGTAATCTCCCACCAATACTGAATTTGCAGTTGTACAATTACCAGTTGGTGTTATGGTGGTTGCTGTAGGTATGTATGCTAGAAGTACTCTAGCACTCATTAAGGAGCTAGTGAAAAACTGAACTCTAAACTTCATTGATCCTCTCCAAAATCTAAAGTTCATAGCCCATTGTGTAAATTCAGGTAAAAAGGCTGGACCTTGAAGTGCCGAAGCCCAATCTGTATTTACAACCCGACCAAATGTTACAGGGTCACAAGGATATGAATGTTCTACCATACTATCTACAAAGTCTACAGGATAAAATCTCTTAGACCTTTCATAGATGTCATGGGGAACTTCATCCTTAAAGTACATATCACCAGGTACTCCAGGGTGTGGCACATCTGTTAAAGTATTAATGTTGTTACGGTTATACAAACCAGCCAAATCTCCAAATAGACTTTGTTTAACTCCAGAACCATCTCCATTGGTTCCAAGTGAAAGACTCGGTCCATCACTAGAACTCGACCAACTTTTTACCTGTTCATAAAATGCGCTCGCATCCTTAAAAGTACCTGTAGCTCCTCGCTGCTTACAGTAGGTGGCAGCTGCTGCCATGCCTACACCTACAACTGACTCTAATGTTTCCATCACTGTAGGTCTTCTAAGCATCTGTCCTTCAACCATAACAAAAGCAGGTGTCACTCTAATTCCTGTAGGACAGAAGAAAATA